CACCTGGACGATGGCCTGGCCAGCGTTGGGGACGGCGGTGGCCACCCAGGTCCAGACGTTGGCGGCCAGGGTCACCTTGACGGACCCGACCACGGTGCCGGTGTAGATCAGCACCTCGGAGGCCCTGGAGCATCGGACCCATCCGCCGACGTAGCGGGCCGGGCCCGCCTGGAGGCCATCGGAGTTGTAGAGCGACATGATCACGGTGTTGGCGGCGTTGGCGACGTAGGCCGCCGTGGGGCGCCCCTCGGTGGCTGTGGTGATGCCGTTACCGTTCGGGCCGCTGATGCCGGTAACCCTGGTCGCGGTGTAGTTGGCGGTGTTGTTGCTGAAGTGTGCCGTGGTCCCCGCCCTGGGGTTGGTGGCCAGGTTGGTCCGGGTGTGCGGGCCAAACAGGGTGGTCAGGGCGGCGTCGGACAGCTGCACCGACAGCGGGTCGCCTTTCTTCCAGGTCGGCGGGGTGTCGACGGCCACGGTCAGCGAACACGTCGCCGGGGACCCGATGGGGTCGCGGGAGCCACGGGCCCGGCGCATGGTGATGGCGCCGTAGGAGTTGTCAGGCAGGACCGACCCGGCCACGGTCAGCTTGACCGGGTCGGCGCCCAGGGCGCGGATCAGCGCCGGGGTGTTGGCGGGGGCTGCCAGCTTCATGCCATCGCCACCATGGGGCGGCCGGTGCGCTTGGCCTGGTCGCGCAGCAGCTGGCTGATCTGCTCAGCCACGGCGATGGGGTCCAGGGCGCCGTCGACGCGGAGTGTCCAGTAGTTGTTGACAGTCGGAGCCACGGCGATGGGGGCCAGGGGGCTGGAGCTGCTGGAGCTGCCAGGCGACCCCACCAGGGTCTGCGGGGTGGCGGTCAGGGTGGCCATCCTCGAACTGGGCCCGGTGGGCGCCAGGGTGGCGGTCGCGGCCGGGGCGGCCATGAACCCAAAGGGGTTGAGCTTGCCCAGGCCAGACTTGACGGCGCCACCCACGGACCCGGCCACGTCGATGAGTCGGCGGATCCAGTCCACGGCGCCCTTGACGCCGTCGACCATGGCCCCGATGAGGTCGATGGCGAATCCCAGGGCCTTGCCCATGACCTTGAATGAGTCGCCCAGCATCCGGCCGACCACGGGGACGACCTTGGACGCGATGAACTCGGCCACGGTACGCAGCACGCGGCCGATGGCCTCCAGCTGCGGCTTGTTCCGCTCGACGGCCGCCTGGACCGACGCGAACGCGCCACGCAGGCCGTTGATGACCGGGGTCACGGCGGAGCGGATGCCGGGGGCCACCTTGTTTTGGAACCAGTCGATGAACGTCCTGGCGGCCGGGACGACCTTGTCACGGATGAACGCAGCGACCTGGGACAGGGCCGGGCCCAGCTTCTGTGCCAGGGTGCCAGCGGCGCCCTGGACGGCGGGCATGACGTTGGACGTCAGGTAGGTGGCCACGCTGGTGACGATGGGCAGCAGGCCCTGGCCCAGGGTCGCCTTGGCGTTCTCCCACTGTGCGGTCAGTCGCTGCTGCTGCCCAGCTGCGGTGCCACTCTCGCGGCTGAACGCGCCCTGGGCGCTGGTGGTCTGCTCGGTCAGCAGGGCCAGGGTCGCCTGGGCCTCGGCGGCCGCCTTGGCCGGGCCCTTCAATCCGTCCAGGCCCTGGGCCTGGAGGCGGGCCGCGACGTCGGCCGCCTTGATGGACACGCCGTAGCGCTCGATGGGGTCGCGCTCCCCCTTCAACAGCGACGACACGGCCGACACGGCGTCGGCGGTGGTGCCGCCGAACGTGGCGGCCAGGTCGGCGCCCTGCTTGATGAGAGCATCAGTCTTGGGCGCCAGCTGGCTGGCGCTGGTGCCCATGTTTTTGAGCTGGGCGCCCAGGACGTTGGCCAGGCCCGCGTATTCGGACTGTGCCAGGCCGACACTGTTGGCGGCGTCGGCGGCGGCCGCCTTGACCTTGTCGGCGTACTTGCCGAACACGGATTCGGTGGCGCCGTATGCCTGCTCGACGGCCGACGCGGACTTGATGCTGTCCACGGCGATCTTGCCAGCGGCCAGGGCGACCCCGGCCGCGCCAGCTGCGGCGCCCACGGCCAGGGCCTTGCCGAAGCGGCCAGCCTTGCCGCCGACCGCGTCCATGGTCTTGGACGCCTTGGAACCGTCAGCGATGATGTCGATTCTGAGCGTCGACCCCTTGCCCATCGTGTCCTACTTTCTCTGTGCGTCCTCGACCTCCAGGACGTTCCGCATGGCGTTGATTTCCCTTGGCGTGCAGCGCCGTAGCTCGGCTGGGCTGATCCCCCAGCGGCGTGCGACTACGGCGCGGGCGTAGGGGTGTCGTCGTCCTCGTCGGGGTCCGTCTCGGTGATGGCGACCTGGCGCATGGTGAGCTGGCCCGCCTGCTCCAGGGTCAGGTCGGGCATGTTGACCAGGTGGCGGCCGACGTAGGCGTATGCCTTGACGCGGCCGTGGCCGTCCTCCATCAGCTTGGCGGCCTCGTCCAGCTGGTCCAGGGTCAGGTCGATGAGGTCGATGGTCGGGCGCTTGGCCTTCGGGGTGGTCATGGGGTGGTCCTCTCGATGGTGGCGATGATCTGATCCAGGGCGTCCTGGTACTCGGACAGCCACTGGCTTTGGGTGTCCTGGGCCGCTGCGGCGATCCAGGGTTGGGCGGGGATGTGCCGGTCTGGCCACCCCCAATGGATGGGCCCGGCGTAGGGCACCGACGCGGACCCGGCCATGACGCGGGCCCGCCCGGCCGCCTTGGCCGGTCGAGCTGAGTTGGCCAGGGTGCCGGTGCGCCGGGGGGCGCCTGGTCGGGATGCTTCCGCGACCAGGCGACCCACGGCGGCGTTGGCCTCTTTCAGGTCCTGGAGACTGACCCCGGCGCGTTTCAGGGCGGCGCGCAGCTCGCGGGCGCCCTGGACCTGGACCTGGGCCTGGGCCATCGGCTTACGGGGCCTCGGCGCGGACCACGGGGCCCTCGCAGGTCCATTCAGCCTCGGTGGTCACGCGCTTGTTGACCTCCCCGCCGACCTTGACGGCGCGGACCTCGACGTTGCCGGAGTAGGTCGGGCCGACAGCTCGTGGCTTCCAGCTGAACGGGACGGTGGCGAGGTCGTTCTCCCAGGTGAAGTTGACGCACCCGGCCACGTCGGTGAAATCCTGGACGGCCGTGATCTTCAAGGTGTCGCCACGGGTCACGTCGGGGTTCAGCCTGGAGCCGTCGAGCGTCTCCAGCGGGTCGCCGTCCTCGTCGTGGGTGGGCTCGATCTCGATGCTGGTGGCCTGGGCCGCGAACGACACGGCGTCGAGCGTCAGCACGCCTTCCTTCAGCTTGTCTTGCTTGATGGTCGTGCGTCGACTCCGTCGGTCATGGTGAGGATGTAGGCGGGGAGCGGTTCCCCGCCCGTGGGCAGCTGGTAGCTGGAGGGGGTGGCGGTGCTGTCGTCCAGCTCCAGGGCGCCGACAACGGCGTCCAGCAGCTGGTCCAGGGCCACCCAGGCGTCGGCGGTGCCGGGCCCAGGGGCCAGGCAGACCAGCGACCAGGTGGCGGTGTAGGCGGGCAGGGGCAGGTCGTAGCGTCGAGCTGGGGGAGTCAGCAGGACACAGGGCGGGTAGACCGACCGGGGGTCGGCCACGGCGCGGATGTCGTGGGCTTCCAGCTGGGCCATCAGCTCGGCGGCGCGGGCGTAGCTCATGCCAGGCCCGGCCAGTCCAGGCGCAGCAGCGACGCGATGTCGGGGTCATGGCGCGACACGTAGGCCGGGCCGAAATCCCCGAACGATGCGATGCCCTGGGAGCTGGAGCGCCGGGCGTACCAGCGGGCCGCCAGCATGACGGCGCCCAGCTCGATGTCCGCGCCGACCTCGACCGGGTCGCCAGGGGTGGCGGGCACCGGGATGCCCTCCACGTTCCTGGCGACCCAGGCGACGACAGCAGCGGTGGCCCGGTCCAGCGCCACCTGGTCAGCGTCGCCTGCGGGCGTGACGCCCAGGTAGGCGGTCACGTCGCTGGTAGCGATGGGCCAGGACATCAGGCGCCGACCGTGCCCTTACGGACCTTGTTGGCGTCGCGGACGTAGGCGGCCAGGTAGCCGAACACGCCCAGGTCGATGCCGCCCTGGGCCACGTTGACGGCCTGGACACGGATGGGCGGGTCCACCTCGTGGTAACGGATGGCCGACTTCTGGCCCAGGATGAACCCGCCAGCGGGGATGCCGGGGTCCGTAAACCAGGTGGTGCCACCCACCCCGCCGTCGCCCTGGTTGCCCAGCTGGAACGACCCGTTGAACCAGGCCGGGGCGTCCAGGTTGGTGATGCCCAGCAGCTCGGCGATGAGGCCGGGGGCCATGGCGACGTACTCGACGCCCTGGCCGACGTTGGCCAGGTCGACCACGCCCGCGATGACACCTTCCAGCAGGGTGGTGAACGTCGCCGGGCTGGCGTCGGTGTCGACCAGGGCGGTGGCCTCGGCCCACGCCTTGGCGATGGCCTTGGCGTTGGACTTCATCCGGTAGGACTCGGTCTGGCCCTCGAAATACATGGCCAGCCACTCGGGGCTGCCCAGGTCGATCAGCGCCCGGTCCACGTCGTGGGCGCCCGCGACGCGCTCGACGGCCACCTCGGCGTCGACCAGCTCGGGGACGTTGGACGGGACGGCGGCCTTGTCGCCGTCGTAGTCGTCCACGCTGGGCTTGGTGACCCACTTCTGGCCCAGCAGCTTCATGGCCTTGGGCAGCGGCCGCACCGTGGTGGCGTTGTCGATGAACTTCCGCTGGTAGTCCGTGGCCTCCCACAGCTCGCCCAGGTAGGACGGCCGGAACGCAGCGGTGGAGACGCCCGTGGCGCCGTCCTGCTGGTTGGTCACGGTCACGTCCGACAGGGCGGCGCGCAGCTCGGACGGCGACCCGTTGCCCTGGTAGTGGTCGACCAGCATGGAGGTGAAAGCGGCCAGCGACAGGTCGCGGGGCGCGTCGCCCTGGGGCGCCTGGGCGCCGTTCGGGGCGGCGTTGGGGCCGCCCAGCTGCGGGACGACCGGGCGGGCCGACGCCAGCAGGTCGCGCATCTGGTCCATCAGCTCGGTGGCCGACAGCTCGGACGGCGCCGGGGTCTGGACCGGGGCGGTGGCGGCCAGGCTGGCCAGGTGGGCCCTGGCGGCGTCCTGGTTGGCCGGGTCGATGCCAGCAGCCGTCAGGGCTGCCAGCTGAGCGGCTGTGAACATGTTGTGCCTTCCTGGTGAGGACGCGGCCACGTCGGACACGCGGCTGTCGTCGAATGCGGGGATGGAACACAGCGACCCCTCGCGGAGGGTCCCTGCCTGGACCTCCAGGACGCCGTCGGTGGCGTAGCTGGCGGTCAAGTCAAAGGCGCCGACACTCAGGCCGTCGCGGGTGTGGTGCTCGGCCTCGTACAGCGCCACGTCGCCGGGCCAGGTGCCGACGTACCCAGCCGGGGCCGGGGGAACGTGCCAGGTCGCCCACAGCGACCCATCGGGGCGGTAGGCGCAGGCGATGGCGTAGCCGACGCTGTCCTGGCGTGAGTGCTCGGTCAGCAGCTTGATGCGCGACAGGTCGGCGTGCCAGGTCAGGCGGCCGACGAACCGGGTAGGCCCGGCGCTGGTGGTGGCCACGGCCTGGACGCCGTCGACCGGGGCCGGGATCAGACAGCCGGTGATGAGGCGTCGGCCGACGTCGACCTGGGCGGCCGCTGCGGCGTGCAGCTCCAGGACGACCGGCGCGGCCGACGCGGACAGGCTGCGGACCACGCGAGTGATGGCGGGGGTGCAGCTGGGCAGCTTGCTCATGCGGCGGTGGCTCCTGCGGTCGGCGCAGCTGCGGGCGCTGCGGTGTCGGGGTCGTCGTCGGACTGTGCGGTGATGCCGTCGTAGTCGTAGGACACGACGCGGTTGGTCGGGGTGATGTCGTTCATCGACAGGCGGGCGGTGATGGCGGCCCCGTAGGCGGCCAGGCCGTAGTCGACCAGGACGCCCAGGCGGTCGGCGCGGTTGGCGTAGGACTGGCTGGCCTTCTCGGGGCTGGCGTCGATGGCGTCGGCCGGGACGCCGACGTGCCGGGCCACGTCGATGGCCTGGGCGTTGCGGCCGTGGGTCAACAGGTGGGAGTCGGCGGCGCCGTGTTCCTTGACCTCGATGTCCCTGGTCGTCCAGGCCACCCCGCCGTTGACGCCGTTACGGGCCTTGACCCACCCGGCGATCAGCTGGTCACGCTCGGCCGGGGGGACCTTCACGTCGGTGGTCTGGTGCAGCTCGGTGTGGGCGATGGGGTTGGCGGCGTAGCGGGCTGCGCTGGCCTCCAGCTGGCTGGCGGTACGCAGCGACCTGGAGGCAAAGTTGAGGATGCCCTCGTGGGGGCCGTCGATGCGGACCACGTCGTTGGCAGACACGGGCTTGCCGTAGCAGGTGACGCGGCCGCCGTCGTGCAGCTCGATGCCGCCAGGCAGGACGCGCACCATGGCCTTGGGGCGCTGGGGGACCTCGGCGTAGCGCTCGGTCACCAGCCACCAGCTGCACCCGTGAAAGATCATGTCGTCCACGGTCCACAGCAGCTGGACGTACCTGGACTGGTTGGGGTCGGGCTGGGCGATCAGCTGGGCGCAGCTCGACAGGTCGTCGCGCACGTTGGCCTTGTCGTAGACGGCCAGGTCCAGGCGGCCCAGGGTGGACGCCAGGATGGTGCGGGACCGGGCCACGGCCGGAATGGCCATGGCCTGGGCCCGTGTCAGCGGCAGCAGCGACGTGTCCGTGGCGCCCAGGATGTTCTCCAGGGTCAGCGTCTCCAGGACGGTGCGGTCGGTCCAGGGTGACGCCAGCTCGGGGCGGGGGACGACCGGGCCCAGCAGCGCCGACGCCTCGATGGTGCGGGTCGGGGTGGTGTCCATGCCCAGGACGCTGCGGATGCCGGTGCGGATGCTCACAGCACGCAGGATGGCACAACCGAACGACAACGCAGGCGACCGACGCTGTCCACGGCGTGTCGACGCAACCGAACGCAAACGCAGAGGTCGGCCGCAAATCTTCCCGGCCGGCGGGCCTCGAGAGTGGCAAAAGTGAAGGCCGCGGCCGCAAGATTTGCGGTCACGGCCTCGGTGGGAGATCCAGCTAGCTGGCCTCGCCCAGGTAGATCGACGGCGCCCCGGCGACGAAGTGACGGGCCCGCCAGTGGCTGATGGTCAGCGCCAGGACCGGGGCCACGTTGGCCGTCGACATCCGGCGCGACCAGGCCCAGCTGTCGCCCAGCTGGCGCTTGGCGATGGCCCCGGCCGCGTCGTCCAGGACACGCTGGCCACGGTGGACCAGGCCCCCGCCCAGGATGTCGTCCAGCAGCTCGGCGGCCGCCTCGACCATGTCCCCGGTGTCGAGCTCGTGGACCTCCACGCCCAGCTCGACCAGGGCACGGGTCACGGTGCGGGCCGGGCCGAAGCTGTCGGCCGCGACCTGGACGTGGGGGAAGGCGTGGCGCAGCTGGTGGACGCGGTCGGCCATCCAGGCGATGCCCTGGCGCGGCGGGTCGCCGTCGTTGTCGGGGACCCCGGTGGCGCTGATGACCTCGGTCACGACGCGGCCGCCCTGTAGCTGGCTGATGGTGACGGCGCCGTGGGCCCGGTCCTCGGCCACGTCGTAGGCCAGCTGGATCGGCAGCTGGGGGTCGATGGCGGCGGCCGGGTCGCGCCGGTCCTTCCACGCCAGGTCGGGGATGATGCGCCCGGTCGCGGCCCCGGTGAAGATGTCCAGGTAGGACCGATAGAACAGCTCCAGGCCGCCAGGCTTGGACTTGCTGCTGGCGTAGTCCTCCACCAGGGCCTCCAGCGGGATCGTGTGCCCGATGGCCGGGTGGGTGGCGGCCCATACGGCCGGGTCGTCCAGGTCGGCGTCCACGCGGCCCTCGGCGTCGACCGGGGGGTGCCACTCAAAGAACGCGATGCCCTGGTCAGGGCCGGTCAGGGCGCGGCCCAGCTCGCGCCAGTCCAGCAGCCAGGTCGACTCGTGGGTGCCGCCAGCTGAGACGATCCACAGCTGGCGCTGCGCTCGGGTCGCGCCGGTCGGGCGTAGGCCCGCCTCCAGCAGGGCGCCCTTGTCGCGGGCGAAGGCCCAAGCCTCGTCCACGGTGACGTCGTCGGAGTCCTTGCCGTGCAGGCCCTTCTCGGTCGGCGCGAACACGCGCACGGTCGAGCGCTTCCCTGGCAGCGTCACGCCCATGGACCCGTTGGACAGGCGCACCTTGGCCACGTCCTTGCTGAACGCGTCCTGGATCAGCGGGGCCATGTCCTCGCGGAACGTCGACTCGGCGTCGCCACCTGTCTGGGCGGTGTACCAGCAGCGGGACCCTGGCGGGCTGGCGGCGCGCTGCATCTTGCGGGCCAGGTCCATGGCTGTCTTGCCAGCTCGACGCGGGACGATCAGCACGACGACCGGGTATGCCATGCGGCCGTTCGGCAGGACCTCCCCGGCGACGTTGGACACCAGGGTCTGCCAGGGCATGAACGGGCGACCCAGGCGCGCCGACATCTTGGCGACAGCTGGGCCGTAGGTGGGGCGGCCGGGCGTCCTGGGCGTCGACCACCTGGGCGCGGCGCTCACTCGTCCAGCTCGTCCTCGGGGACGCTCGGGCCGTCGTCCAGGCCGTCCAGCTCGTCCTGGTCGGCGGCCGCGACGGCGGCGACCAGGCCGACGCGGTCCAGGGCGGTGAAGTATTCGCGGGCGACGTTGGACGTGGCGTAGGCGTCCTGCTTGTCCTCGGCCACGTCCAGGGCGCAGGCCAGGGCGCGAAGCAGCGA